TCTGGGTCCGCTGCGCAGTTCTACAAGTACGACAGCACGCGCACGGAATGGCTTGAGTCGGGCAGCTACGGTAGCCCTACCAGCGTGACCGGCACGCCTATCAGCTTGATCTGGAACGGCACGGCATGGGCTCTCGACACTACCGCCTTCTCTGGCCGGGTGGCGGGCGACGATGTGAACAGCCCGGCGCATGAGTGGATGACGCAGGGCATCTCTGGTATGGGAACGTACCAAGGACGCCTTGTGCTGCTCTCAGGGCCGCTCGTGTCTCTTAGTGCGAGTGGACAGCCTCGGCAGTTCTTCCGCACGACTGTGACCAGCGTAGTGAGTTCTGACCCCATTGAGATTGGTGCGGGCATGAACAGTGCCGCCGCGTACGAATGGGCCATCCCCTTCCAGAAGGACCTCGTGCTATTCAGCCGGATGTACCAAGCAGTGATCCCCTCGGGGAATACCGCCATCACTCCCAGCACCGCCACCGTGGTCCCCACGAGCGCGCACGAGACGGATACAACGAGCTCGCCTATCGCAATGGGCCGCACGCTCATGTACTGCAAGCCGCGCTCTGAAGACTTCTTCGGGGCTATGGAGATGATCCCATCGAACTACACGGACTCGCAGTACCTCTCGCAGGACGCGACACCGCACTTGCCGAAGTACATGGCCGGGCGTTGCCGCTTTGCCGTTGCCTCTGGCGTGGCGAGCATGGCTATATTCGCACCCTCGGGTGATCCGAACTCGCTGATCGTGCACGAGTACCACTGGGACGGAGACAGCAAAGTGCAGCAGTCGTGGCACCAATGGCTGTTCGAGTACCCGGTCGCCGCGGCGTACTTCGCGAGCGACATGATCGTACTGGTCTTCGTGAAGAACGCGCAGCTCATGCTTGGCACCATCGACCCGCGTGCTGGCCTGTTCAATGCAGCAGGCGAGCGCCGCCCATTCTTGGATGGGTACGTGTCCACGACCATCACGAACCATGTGGTGAACATCCCGGCATGGATGCTCGCGTTTGATCCGGCCATCGGCTCGAAGCTCGAACTCGTAATGCTCACTGGCCCCATGGCTGGGGAGCACGTGGGTTCGACACTGGATGTGGGCGGAACGTCGCTCACCACGGTGCTGTCGTACCCGAGTGGCACGGTTGGTATCGGTGCATCGTATTACAGTGGGTTCATCCCCTCGCCGCCAGTTGTGCGGGATATGAATGAGGCCGTTGTGCACTCAGGCAAGGCAACGCTGCTGCGGTACATGATCGGGACAAAGGGCTCATCTGAGTTCACCGTGAACGTGACCGACGAGTACTCTGCTGGTGAGGACCTCGCTGTGCCCACGCTGTCATGGTCAAGCCCTGAGCTTGCGCTTGGGCGTGGCCTGTACGCCAACACAGAGGTGAGCATCGTGCCATGCCGTACGGACATGCGTAGCACGTCAATGGAAGTGTTCACAGAGAACACAGGAGAAATGAACATCACCTCGCTTGAGTACGTGGCGAGGTACCATCCCAAGATCAAACGGAGATAACGTATGGACATAGAAGCGAAGCGTGCCACCGAACTGCAACTCTCGCGGCGCACTGCCATAATGAAGTTGCAGACGGAAATAATGCAGAGCGGGACCGACCTCGGCCCAGACGCATGCCCTGTCACGCATCACTTCGCCCCGGGTGCGTATGCCCGGGAGATGTCCCTCCCAGCGGGTATGGTAGTCGTAGGTAAAATTCACAAGCACGCGCATGTGAATGTGATAAGTAAAGGACGCGTGCAAGTATTCACAGAGCACGATGGAGTGTTGGAGCTATCTGCCCCATGCACCTTCGTGTCCCAGCCCGGAACGAAACGGGTAGTGCACGTCATAGACGATACGGTGTGGACCACCGTGCACGTAACAGACAAGACGGACCTCGCAGAGATTGAACGTGAGGTTATATCAGTTGACTTTTTGGAGGCGCAAGAATGACTTGGGCACTCGCCGCATCCGCGGCTATCACGGTCGCCACCTCGGCGGCATCGGCGCACTCCGCTGCTAGTGCAGGCGCTAAGCAGGCCGGACGGCAGAGCAAAGCCGAGGGCGAAGCAATCACAAAGGAACGGGTCAATGCAACGATTCGTAATTCATACAGCACGGCCATGGGACAGGTGCAACTAGCCTTGCAGAAGAAGCAACTCGCGCAGGCTGGCGCTGGTGTCACCGCGGCGAAGTTGTCGGCCAAGGGCGATGCTGTACTATCGCAAGCCGCCACCGGCAGCATCGGTGCAAGCACGGCAGCAGTTATGAGTGACATCGACATGAAGGCGGACGCCGCACAGGCCACGCTCGCGGACTCGTATGAGAGCGCAGTCGAGAACTACAACACGAACCTGAACACGATGGTTCTGAATACTGACCAATCGAAACCGACAGTTACGAACTACGAGTACACTGGGCCCAGTGGTAATCAGATGCTGGCTGGTGCAATGGTACAGGGTGCCACGCAGTTCGCCTCGCAGTACGCCCTACGCAGTGCCTCCCTTGGACTTGGGGATGGTGGCGGAGGTGGCGGCAAATCCAATCCGGCACTGAGCCCTGTGAGCAATGACTACCTCGGCTTTAACCCGGGCGAAGGCAGCGCACTCGGCGTGCGGTCTAACTTCTTCAACACGAAATTCTAAGGGAGCTATATGCTAACTCGTGACTACAAGGCACCGGGGTTCGACGTAAAGGATACGCGCTCGGTTGCAGATGTGCAAGTGGCCGGTTCAGACAACCGCTCGAACTTGCAGACATTCGGAGACTCCGACTGGCGTACCAAGATGATTTCCCAGTTCGGCCAGCAACTCGGCGGCACGATGGACAAGCTCGCAGACATCGAGTTCAGCAACCTGTACCTCGAAGGGCAGGCGGCTGCTGGTGTAGTTGAGTCCGAGGATGAACTCGCAGGCAACCCACTGACCCGTGACTGGAAGGTGGCTGGGTACCGCGATACAATGGGCAAGCTCGCGCTCGCAGACAATGAAGCGCAGTTCATGCAGGACATTGTGAAGCTACGCGAGGGCAACCCTGAGGACTTGCAAGCGTACTTGGCAGAGCGCCGTACGAAGATGACGCCAGCGGTTGCGGGCATGAGCCGCGAGGCCCGTGCCTATGCTGCCGGACAAATGCTGTTGCAGGACCGGGCAGCGACGAAGACGTACACGACCGAGCACACGAAGTTCATCACCGACCAGAAGCTCATGGCGGCGAGCAAACAGAACAGCGTGGCCCTCAAGAACTTCGGCGCAGTGCAGGCCAAGTTCCGGGCTGGGGATGCGACTCAGGCAGAGCTGGATGAGCAGATGCGGTCTACCGCGGGCACGCTCGTGGGCTCCGTGTGGTTCGATAACTCCCTGCCTCCCGAGGTGCGCCAGAAGTTCACGTTCGAGACTGTGAAGGCTACGCTCGCGAACGACTCAGTTGAGCTGTACGACTACCTCGCCCGGAATGAAATCTCCGATGGGCAGGGCGGCACGACTACCCTCATGGGCATGCTCGACCCAGAGCAGCAGGAGCAACTCGCGAACTCGTACCGCTCAGCAATGACGCGCACGAATGATGCACGGAACTTCTACCAGATCGCACAGGTAGCGAACATCGAGGCCCAGCTTGAGAACAACACGTACAAGGGCAGCTACGAGGGCCTGTACAACACAATCGAGCCAATGGTGATGCGTGGCGTTATCACAGCCGAGAAGGGCGCTGGCGTGCTGAAGAAGCTGAGCACCGAGCGCTACAAGGCCGATGTGAACGCGAACCTCTCCACCATGTTCGCACGTGGGGACATCATGGGAATCCTGAACTCTGGTTACACCGAGAAGCAGGCCCTCGACGCATTCGCTGCGGGGATGGCTGACAACAAGGTGGAGCCGGGCATGCAGTTGCAGGGCTACTTGAATGCTGGCCTAGTGGGTGGTATGCAAAGTGGGTTCGAGCGCGCTGGGCAAATCCTCGGTGTGTCGCTGCGCCAGATTCGACAGCCCGATGGCTCTATCCTCCCGCAGCATAAGCGTATGTTCGAGACCATCGACCTCGCCATGCAGCAGGCCCAGAAGAAGGGCAACACGAACGCAATGGTTCGGCTACTGTCTGGACTAGATGAGACTGACCGAGCATTCGCATCGCGCATCTTCGCGTTCAGCGACAACGGAAAGAAATCGTTGGATGAAGCAATCGGCAAGGCTGTGGAAATGGAGACCAAAGAGGCCACCATGACTCCGAGCATTCGCGCTGCACTGGCACAAGAGACAGGGAAGACCGTTGCCGCCCGCATCAAGGCAATCGAGCCGATGAACCTGTTAGAGTCAGTGTGGACCGGCATTAAGTCTGTAGGCAGCGCAGAGGCCCGCGCCGACTTTGCAACCCGTGTGAGCTCCGGCTTTGGTGGGAGTGATGGGCTGTGGGGTGATGGGCATGTGGCGCAGTTGTACGCGCAGGGTTTGCAGAAGGAGGTAGGCGAGGCAGCATCACGCCTGCTGATCGCCGCACCGCTCACCACAGACCCAGAGCAACTTGTAACGAACGCGAAGGCAGACGTCGCAGCCCGCACGTACCGCACAGACTCAGGCCCAATCTTTCTGCCGTACAAGGCGGACCCTACGGCTGTCTTCGGTGTGCAGCCCGGCAACGTGGCTATGATCGGCCCGGCAATCGACCGTATGCTGAAGGAGACAAAGGCAGATGCTCGGTGGCATGTGCGCTTCGAGAACGGCAAGATCGAGGCTACCGAACTGGACACCGATGGTAACTCTATCGGGAACCCTCGCCTCCTCAACCCCAAGGACGTGAACAAGTCCGTAGAGGCCATCGTGAACGAGCGTGGCGAGAAGGCGAACTTCCGGTACGGCGCAGGCAAGACCGTTACCAAAGAGGGAGTCACCCTGAAGTACAACGGTGTGAGTTCTCTGGGTGCTGGTGTCCCTGCTGGTTGGATGCTGGCGTTCCGCGACAACGTAGTGCAGAGCGAGGGTATCACGAATCTCGCGAAGCCTGACCTCTCCGGGAAGCTCGACAAGAACGGCAATCCCATTATGACTTCCGGGATTGGTGTGAGTTCGCACAACCCGGCGTACCCGCAGCCCGACAAGGATGGTAAGATCACCCCTGAGGAGATTCGCCGTAGCTTCTTGCGTGCGTCCGACGAGGCGGCTGTGGCCGGTGCCCGCGTCACTCGCGAGCTCGGTATGCAGGAGAACAAGGCAGCATTCATGCTGATGTCGGAACTCGCGTACCAAGCTGGCCCGTACTTCAACAGTGCCAAGACCAGCAAGGGCCTGACCAACACCGCGAAGGGATACCAGCAGTTCATGGGTGCCCTGAAGTCCGGTAACGCAGAGGCAGCGAAGGAAGCATTCAAGAAGACCTCGGCGTGGTACTACAGCGTGGACCCGAAGAAGCGCAGCCTGAATAACATGGAGCTCACGCAGCGCCGCAAGCACTACCTCAACCTGATTGATGAAACTATGAAAGGAGCCTAAATGGCAGAGCAGGATTTTATTACTGGCCCGTTCGGCAGCGCAGTACCCACCGACAGCCCCGTGGTTCCCGCCCCGGGAGCCCCGGCTGACCAGAACAAATTCATACATGATGCGCCAGCAGTCCTGCTCAACGATACAACCGTAAGCACTCCACGTTGGCAGGAGAACCGAGTAGTGCGCGAGGAGCGTGCTGCACGGGAAGACTCCGGTGTACTCGCTGGCATCGGTGCGGCCATTATGACGTGGGACACCACGCGTGTCCTACAGCGTGCTGGTCGCCCCGCCTTTGACTACGATCCCAAGTTTAACAAGTTCGAGTACTTGAACCACATAGCAGATCAACTGAATGAAGACGAGCACGAGTACTTCACAGCTACCGCAGTGGGTACTGAATCTGCGGACTACGCTATGCGCGTGATTAAAGAGAAGCGAGAGGCATTGCAGGTAGCCGGGGACCATCCTATCGCAGGCATGGTTACGCAGTTTCTAGACCCGATGTGGCTGGCTGTGCCTCCTGCCGTGAAGGTGGGCCGCATGGGCAAGACCGCGGGCCGCGCAGTATCGGCAGCGGGCTCCGCAGCTATCGGCGGCGGCATCATGGCCGCTGGTGAAGGTCCGCACTCGGATATGGAGATGGCACTGGGCCTCGTGATGAACGGGGCCGCTGGTGCCGTGTTCTACACCCCGGGCAAGGGCATGCAGAAGCTCGACCCTGACTTCCCAGAGACTCAACTCACCGAGACCATCAAGGCTACTGAGGATGGTATCGAGCAACAGGCCACGATGCAGTGGCGGCGTGCTGTTGAGGGTGAGGGCTTCGACCCGGCTGTACGTCCGTTCGAGGAGAAGGCCGCCGACGACATCACCGTGCAACCCACGGAAGGTGCCGTAGTAGATGTGAGCACCGTCGAGCTACGCCGTGGTGAGACTGTTGAGCAACTGCCCGGTGGGCACACGTTCAGCAAGTTCATTACCGAGGTGGCCGATGGTGCGCACCCGGTACTGTCCAAGGCAGCACGCACGATACTCGATCTGGCTGATCCGAAGGTGTGGGACATGCCAGTGCGCTTGTCGGGTAATGCCCGGGCGTACGTATCGCACAAAGGGTACGCAGTACTTCGCAAGGACTCCAATCCATTCACCGTTGTGCACGAGGCTGTGCACGTTGCAACCATTCGCCCCATCCAGACGTTCATTGATGGGAATGCGCACACGCTCGGACCACAGACTCGCAAGGGTGTCGAGGGCCTGAACAACCTGTTCGTGAAGCTCCGCGACGAGTGGATGGTTGAGACCGGCACAAAGAAGATTGGCAAAGACCCACACGACCACACTGAGTACGCATTCAAGGACCTGCACGAATTTACTGCGCAGGCAGCGAGCTCAGAGAAGTTCCAGAAGTGGCTGGCGGGCCGCCCGGGCACCGAGGCTAAGTCAGCATGGCGTGAGTTCCTCACAAGCGTGGCTGATATTCTCGGCATCAAGACTAAGGGCACCAAACTGGATGAGGTACTGGATGAGCTGAACACACTGCTCACCGCACGCGATACGCAGTACAAGGCTCGCGACGGTAAGATGGCCGCGTACGCCCCGAGCACTCCGTTCATGCACGAGTTCAGCAACGTGTTCAATGCAGAGGCAATCGCCAAGGCCAAGAAGTACGCCGACAGCGCAGACTCCTCAGCAGGTCGCGTCGTGATGATGAAGGCAGACGACTTCCTGAAGCTCGCGTACCCGCGGGCGAAGACACAGGAGGCACTCACCGAAGCGCAGCGCGCAGCGTTGGCGGAGGAGAAGCGTGGGCCTATCCGTGCTGCCATCAACAAGGGCGGGCTCGATGAGTTCCCATCCCTCACGCTGGACGGTGCGAAGGTAGTAGGGCATGATGGCCGTCACCGGGCGGACGTGTTGCAAGAGAACATGTTCGATGAGATTCCTGTCGTGCTGAAGGGCAGTGTGCCGCCACCGGGCTCCAAGCTGTTGAGCGAGACCGGAGATGCAGAGGTGGACATTCCGCCCGCTGTGCTTGCTGAAGGGGCAACCAAGCAGTACGCCCCGGAGTTGCAGCCGGGTGCAGTGAACCACGACCAGAAGGCCGTTGTCGGTGCTGTGGACAAACAACTCGCGAAGGACTCGAAGGTGCGCGGGCTTGGCACACGCATCATGTGGAATATGCAGAAGACCATGAGCAACTTCGGTGAGGCTGGTAAGAAGGTTGCGAACATCCTGTACGACAACAACGCAGACCTGAGCCGACACAGCATGGAGTCGCACCGCGAGGCAATTCTCGACGGACTGCGGCAAGTGCAGTACGGGTACGAGGACCTGATGCTGCAGGCTATGGCCGCGAATGGATTCGGTACACTGAAGATGCTGAACCCACTCACCAGCCGCGAAGCGTACGCAATGCAGAACAAGATCGAGCGCGCGGTTCAGCTTGAGCTGTTCCGCCGCGAGCGTCTGTCGTTGGACGGTGTACCGTTCGCATCGAAGGAGGTACCGGCGCACATCACGAAGATGGCCGACCAACTCGATGAGCTGCACAAGCGTGCGCTGCAAGAGATGAAGTCCGCGGGTGTCGAGGGAGCCGAGAATATTCTTGAGCGTCCCGGGTACCTGAATCGGAAGTGGAATAGTGCCATGATTGACGATGTGGTGCGCCGCTTCGAGGGCATGGGGCTTACGTCCGAGGCTGCACATGGTAAGGTAGTCGATCTGGTTGCGAGCTCACTGAAGCGTGTGAACCGGATGGATGATAAGACCGCGCAGCAGATCAGCGCAGCCATCATCGACCGCGCAATGCGTCGTGGGTACTTCGAGGACTCCGTGTTTAATGCACCGTCCGGGGCTGGGCAACTTGCCGAGCTGCGGGACGTGCTGAAGGGGCACATGTCTGAGGCTGACATTGAGCGCGCCCTGAACGTGCTGCGTGTGTCCCAAGACGAGGCAGGTAAAGCAGGCTTCCTGAAGATGCGTCTCGACTTGGACTACAACACGAGCACCCGGGTAGGTAACGAGGTGGTGAGTGTAGCCGACTTGATTGATGGCCGCGTGAGCACAATCGTAGACCAGTACATCGCACGTGTCAGCACGAGCGCAGCATTCGCCCGCATGGGATTGAAGAAGCGTACTGACATTGATGACCTGCGTGCAGAGCTCTCGCACGGCACGACCCGGGAGAAGCGTGAGGAGGCACTCGACTTGTTCGACAACACCATCGCGCACTACCGGGGTGAACCCTCGGGTGCCCGGGTGAACGAGAACTTCCGGCTGTACCAATCGTACGGGCGGGCTATCTCGCTCGCGTACTCGGGGCTGTGGCAGATGACGGAGTACGCAACCATGATGGGCCAGTACGGCCTGCTCAAGACGCTGAAGTACGGCATGAAGGAGTTGCCGGGCTTCCGGGAGATTATGCGCCCGGATGCCGCCACTGCGCGTTCGCTTGAGACCATCCTCGCGGACCACTCCGTAGCATCCCTGCGGTTGCGCCCATTCCTTGCGCGCTTTGAGGACGGATACGAAATGACTGGCAACAGTGCATTGCAACTATCCGCCCAGACCATGGGACAACTCGTGCCGATGGCGAACGCCATGAAGTACGTGCACCACCATCAGGCGCGTGTAGTCGGAAACCTCATCCTAGACCGCCTAGAACAGGCAGCGAAGGGTAACATCAAGGCCCGGCAAGCCCTTGCGCAGTACGGCTTAGAAGCACCCGTAATGGACAAACTGGCCGCTGAAATCGCTGCCAAAGGGTTCGATGTTGATAAGTGGGATGACGCTGTGTGGGAGGCTGTACGCCCTACCTTCACAAAGATGATGGATACCTCTGTACTGAAGGCGCGTCTGGGCGATATGCCCGCGTTCGCCAAGTTCGATCAGGCAGGGAAGTTCATCTTCACGTACCGCTCGTTCGTGCTCACCGCGCATAACAAGATTCTCGCGGGCATGCTGGAACGCGAGGGTGCAGGTGCAGTCGGCCTCGTGCTGATGTACCAGTTCCCACTGGCCCTTGCTGCTGTACAGGCGAAGGCAGTGGTGGCAGGGAAGGAACCGATGGAGCAGGACAAACTCACGCAGACCGCCCTCGGGCAGATGGGTGGCCTTGGCCTATTCAGCGAGCCGTTGAAGTGGGCTACCGGGCAGAGCAACGCGTTCGGTGCCTCCGGCCTCATCCCTGTTGACCGTAGTATCAAACTGTTCCAAGCAGCGACCAACCTCGACCCCGGGGCAGGAGCAAGCACCGCTATGACGATGCTTCCTGTAATCTCAGCAGTCCCGTTCATTCGCGGCATGGCTGAACAAACTAAGGAGTAACAATGGCAAACAGCACCCAGACTGTCGTATCAGACGGCAGTTTGGTGTTGCTTGACGTCAGCATCGACTACCTCGAACGTGCGGAGATTTCCGTATATTACAACTCAGTTCTCAATACGACGAACTGGGCATGGGTAGGCACGACTGATAAGCAGATCACGTTCTCGCCAGCAGTACCGGCGACCACTGAAGTGATGGTCAAGCGCACCACAGATATTTCAGTTCTACGGCATACGTTTAGCCTTGGGGCAGCATTCACCTCGCAGTCGTTAGATGAAGACTTGAAACAGGTCTTGCACATTGCACAAGAAGCATCCGAAGCAAACTTCGGCGGTGACTTCTACGGCAACATCGACATGCACTTCAATCGCATCATCAACGTAGCCGATGCAGTCAACCCCTCTGATGTCCCGACCTTCGGGCAGCTCCAAGGGTACGACACAGCCGCGGGTCTATCCGCTGCCGCCGCTGCACAGAGCGCCATCGACGCCGCCGACGCATCACGCCTCACGGTTGGCACAGTTACCACGGGTCTGCCCGGCACTTCCGCTGATGTGGTTATCACCGGACTCTCAGGTGCGCAGGTAGTGTCCTTCACGATCCCTCGTGGGGATGTTGGCCCCGGTGTTCCTACTGGTGGCACAGCAGCGCAGGCGCTTGTCAAGATAGACGGCGGCACGTACAATACGCAGTGGGCTACACTCACTAAAGCGTCTGTCGGCCTCTCGAACGTAGACGACACAGCAGACGCATCGAAGCCTATCAGTACCACGCAGGCGGCTGGTCTCGTCGGCAAGACGGCAGCTACAGGCGCAGCAGTTCTCCCAGCAGGTACGGACGCTGAGCGCCCGGGCACTCCCGCTAACGGGTACTTCCGGTACAACTCTACGTTGAACCAGTTCGAAGGTTACGTTGCTGGGGCTTGGGGAAGTGTTGGCGGTGGCGCTACTGGCGCGGCGGGTAACGCTGTGTTCCACGAGAACGATACTGCCGTAACAGCAGACTACACAATCACATCCGGCAAGAACGCAATGACTGCTGGTCCCATCACAATTAATACTGGCGTCACGGTCACTGTCCCTACTGGCAGTACGTGGGTCATCGTCTAAGGAGATACCATGAGCTCAACAATTCGTGGTAGCGATAGCTTCGACTCTGCCCGCGCTGCTGCATTGAAGGCGTGGGTAAACTTCAATGGCACAGGTACCGTCTCAATCACCGGGGCCATGAACGTCAGTAGCATAACCGACCAAGGTGTGGGATCGTACTATATAAACTTTACAACCCCCATGGTCGATGGTGCGTACTGCGCTACTGGTATGGGTGGTAAAGCGACTCAGGATGTGGGGTACTGCCGCTTCTCGGGTGGAACGCACAACCCGGCGTACTGCCACTTCACGACACTGAACAACTATGGAAACGCGTACATCGACGTTGAGTTGGTTAACGTGGCGTTCTTTCGCTAATTAGGAGCAACTATGACACAACGCATCATCATCAAGAACACTGACGGCTCTATTGGCGTCGTCGTACCAGCCCCGGGCTTCAGCGCACAAGATTGCATCAGTGCCGTACCAGTTGGTTTGCAGTACGAAATCGTGGACACCTCTGCCGTCCCAGCAGATCGCACCTTCCGCAATGCGTGGAAGCACGACCCCACGAAGAAGGTGGATGTGGATATGCCAAAGGCTAAACTCATCATGCACGATAAGCGCCGTGTAAAGCGCGCCGCTGAGTTGGCTCCGCTGGACATTGAGGCTACTATTCCGGGTAAAGCAGCGCAGGCAGAGAACGCTCGCCAAGTTATCCGGGACAAGCACTCCGCACTTCAGATTGAGATTGACGCCGCTGCGTCTGCCGAGACACTCAAGACGATCATCACGCGCGAAGGTCTGTAATGAGCACGCTCAAGGCAGACCACTGGGTTAACCCAGATGGTACAGAGAATTACAAGTGCCGTGCTTGGGCAAGTTTCAAAGGCGACGGTGTCGTGGCAATTAGGGCTTCTGGTAACATCACCTCAATAACAGATAACGGGGTTGGAGACTACACCCTGAACTTCACTACGGCACTCGCAGACGCGCTATACGCTGTGTCTGGGAATATTGGGAGTGCGTCTGCCGGATTGCCCGGCCATGCCATGTCTATCTATACAGCAACAACTACGTCTGTACGGGTTGCTACTGGGTATGTCACCTCAGTATCGGTGTACTATGATTACGATGTGCTATCTGTGCACGTCTTCCGCTAACTAGGAGAATAGAATGTCAACTCTAAAGGCAAACACACTCTCCAATGTGGCGGGTACTCAGAGCATCCCTGTGGATCGGGTTGCGCAGGGCACGGCTGCTGCGTGGGTGAACTTCAATGGTACGGGAACGGTTGCAATTCGAGCAGCGTACAACGTCACCAGCATCACAGACAACGGCGTGGGAAACTACACGTTGAACTTCACTACTGCGCTCGCACATGCGAATTATGCAGCCAAGTGTAGTTGCTTCGGACAGTTCGCCCTGCCGGTGACTCTCACCACTACGTCATTGCAAGTGTACGCAGGTTACGCCGCAGATACAGTAGGTGGCACCGGGTTGTACGACACAGCGCTATTCACTGTGTCGATTCACATGTAAGGAGATACTGTGGCTAAAGCTGCAACACTAGCCGAGCTTCAGGACCTGCACCGCCTTATCGCGGTGTCACTGAACGCCCGGATCAAGCAGGATATGGAAGATGACTTGCCAACCGATGCAGCAACGCTCGGTGCAGCCATCAAATTTCTCAAAGACAACAACGTGTCAGCAGACCCGGCAGACGCCGATGACCTCTCCGCCCTCCGCGATAAACTGCGTGAGCAAGCCGAGGTACGTCGAGCGAATCGTGGGAACGTGGTATCTCTAGCCACGGCAGACATGAAAGTAATGGAGGGTTAATATGGACGTCAAAGCTCGGTTTGAGCACGCGGCTATTCTTGCAGAGCAGTACGCCGACTTCCGCGACTTCGCGGTGGACGGTATGGCATTCCTCGGTTTCAATACCACGGAGATGCAAGAAGACATCGCAGAGTACATGCAGACCGGGCCGCGACTTCGTATGGTAATGGCCCAGCGGGGTGAGGCGAAAAGTACGCTCGCCGCGCTGTACGCTGTGTGGCGGATTGTGCAGCGCCCGAGCACTCGGGTCCTCATCGTCTCCGCAGGCGAAGGCCAAGCGTCTGAGGTTGCCACGCTCGTCGTGCGCCTCATCCAGACGTGGGATATTCTCGAATGCTTCCGCCCAGACAGAATGCTGGGCGACCGCACATCAACCCTCGCGTTCGATGTGCACTACTCATTGAAGGGGCTGGACAAGTCGCCGTCCGTTGCCTGCGCAGGTATCACATCGAACCTGCCGGGTAAGCGCGCTGACTTGCTCATCCCAGACGACATCGAGTCGAATAAGAACGGCCTGAGCGCCACGCAGCGGTCGCAGTTGATGCACCTCTCAAAGGAGTTCAGCTCGATCTGTACGCACGGCGACATCCTGTACCTAGGCACGCCGCAGTCGAAGGACTCGATCTACAATACATTGCAAGGCCGGGGCTTCCAGATTCGCATCTGGCCCGGACGCTTCCCCACCGAGGAGGAGGAGGAACGGTACGCCGGGCGACTGGCGCCGTTCATCCTCACCCGCATGCAGGCCGATCCCAGTCTTCGTACTGGCGGCGGTATGGATGGGAAGCGCGGACAACCCGCAGACCCGGGCCGCTACACAGACGCGGACCTCATCGAGAAGGAGCTCGACAAAGGCCCCGAGGACTTCCAGCTTCAGTACATGCTGGACACCTCGTTGGTCGATGCGATGCGCCAGCAACTCCGACTCTCCGACCTGATCGTGGCGAACTTCTCGCCCGAGCTCTTGCCAGAGGTTGTCGCGTGGCAGGCCGCGCCGAAGTACGAGGTTGAACTTGGGAATGACTTCCCGATCACGATGGCGAAGATGTACTACGCAGCCCCGACTGAATCAGACTTCGTTGCACCCAAGGACGTGTACATGTACGTGGACCCTGCGGGCGGCGGCGCTGACGAGATTGGTATGGCAGCAGCGTGCGCCCTCGGCGCGAGCATTCACGTGCTCGACGTGGCTGGCCTGAAGGGCGGCTTGAACCCGGCGAACGAAGACGAGATTGTGGACTTCATCCGCCGTAACAAGGTGAGCCGCATCAAAGTCGAGTCGAACATGGGGCACGGCATCTTCGAGATTCTGCTCAGGGCAATCCTGAACAAGCACGAGGACCTCGCAGCAATCGCGAACAGCGTGAGTGGCGAGTACAGTACCGGGCAGAAGGAGAAGCGCATCATCGACTCGATGGTGTCTCCGATGCAGCGGCACCGCGTCGTGGTGCACAAGCGCGTGTTCGAGTCCGATGTGAAGTACGGGAAGCAGCACGGGCACGAGGTACGCACGGGGTTCAGTCTGTGGTACCAGATGGCAAACATCACAACCGACCGTGGCTCACTACCACACGATGACCGCCTTGAGGCCATGGCCGGGGCAGTCCGCGAGTTCAAGTTCGTGCTCGACCAAGACGAACACAAAGCAGCAGCGGCGCGTAAAGCGGCGTTGTACACAGAGTACATGCGTGACCCTATGGGTTATGGAAATACATCAAACCAATCTGGTCGCGGTACGCGCCGGGTGTTAGACCGTCGCGCTCGACGGAGATAGGATATGGGAAAAATGGAGAAGCATTCGAGCGTTTGGGCGTACATCGCCTCAGTAGGTACCGCGCTGTTTGGAGGTGTCACGTTGCAAGACGCGGCGCTGGTTATTGGTATCGTGTGTACCGTGGGCACGTTCGGTGTGAACTGGTACTACCGCGAGCGTGAGGCCGACCGATTGGAACGGCTTGAGCGACGCGGCGACACCTCGGGCGGCAGACGCGCCCGAGACCACTACGATGCGGAATAAACTCGCAATCGCTGGCTTCGTGCTGGCGTGCGCGGCTGCGTTCGCGCCTAGCCCTGAGGGGCTGGAAACAATCAAGCGGCATGAGGGCGTGCGCACTGCGGCGTACCTCGATGCGGTGGGTGTGCCCACTATCTGCGCCGGGAGCACCCGCGGGGTGTACATCGGGCAGCGCGCTACTCTCGCGGAGTGCGAGCACCTGCTCAAGCAGGATGCCACGTACGCGGGCAAGGGTGTAGCGAAGCACGTACAGGTGAAGCTGACGCAAGGCCAGTACGATGCTCTCGTGAGCTTCGTGTTCAACCTCGGGGAGACGCAGTTCCGCAAGAGCACCCTGCTCAAGCGGATCAACGCCGGGGATTGCTACGGTGCCGGGGCTGAATTCGCCCGCTGGGTATTCGCCAAGGGCAAGCGCTTAAAAGGGCTTGTACAGCGCCGCTACGACGAGCGCAAACAGTTCGAGGAAGGGTGTAAGCTATGGCAGTCTTAAATAAGGGCTTGTGGTGGATTCTGGGGGCTATGGCCCTTGGGCTCGCTATAAGCGTCAGCACGGCGTTGTATCAGCGAGGAGAGGCAAAGACCCTCCGGGCTGATTTGAACGCAACCAAGGCCGATCTGGTGGGCCTACGCAAGGCGTACACGCAGATTGTGCAGGACCAGAAGGCACGCACCGCAGTTGACGTACATCAGAGCAGCACCCGCGCCACGAAGGCGCAAGCAGTCCGGGCAGTCCGGGCACGCATCGCGAAGGAGAGTGCGAATGAGAATGCTTCTCATCCCCAAGCTACTGCTGCTCAGCTTAACCGGCTGCGCGAGCTTTCAGACGCCGCAAACGCCGGTATTCGTTCCGCCAGCAAGCTGCCTTGAACGGGCGGCTGAAGTGCCCGAACCTCGGGCTGACCTGTTCGAGTACGTTCAGGACCTAATTGTATTGTACAGCGATTCCGCCGTGCTGCGTGAGCAGTGCCGAGCCGCCATTATCAAGGAAACCAAATGAGTGCAGACCTGAGTTATATTGACCGGCTGGTGCAGCGCTTCGAGCGCAGTGGCACGAGCATCTTCATCCGTACGTACCTGAGCGACACGAACGCGCTTGTTGACGAATTTGAGTGCACCGGTGTCCAACCGGGGGCCCCAATTCCGCAAGAGATACGAACTATCGCGGACAGTATTCTAGCCAATCTTGTGCAGCCGTCCATTGATGCTCGCAGCACGATTCGTAATCTCATCAAGGCGGACTGCACTCCAAATGGGTTGAATACTGCAACGATGCAGTACCGCGGTGGGTGGTCCCCCAGTACAGTTTATAATGCCAACGATTATATTATGCTGTCGAATGGATTGCGTATTGTATGCGCCACTGGTGGAACCAGCGGGGCAACTATCCCAAGTGCTCTGTCCCCTACAGGAACTACCCTAGTTCGCGGAACGGTGGCAACTAATCTTGTGACTGATGGTACAGCAGAGTGGTACACACCAGACTCCACAATGGACTTTCTATCCATCGCCTTTGGTATGTACGGCGTAGATCAGAAGTTTATTGCTGTTGGACAGAACGGAGGCGTTATCGGTGGTGGTGGATTACGTTGGGGCCTCAACCTAACAGTTCCCGGCACAATGACCCAAACTCTACGCCGGGTGCACTATGGCAATGCTTGGGTTATCGTGGGAGACTCCAACGGTACGAACGCGTGCGTTGCTACCCTGTCTGTTGGAAATACAATTACAGACCGGTCTACTACCGCAGCCTATGGTGCGTTCTCCCTAAAGGGTGTAGCTTCACGCGCTGTGAGTGCAACAACTCGCCAGTACATTGCTGTAGGCACGGGAGATGATGGCGCAGGTCATGCTAAGGTGCTACGCTTTACGTTTGACGGAACTACGTGGGCATTCACCACGCTGACTCCGGCCACACTTCCTGCTGGTAATTACACGGCTATCGCATACTTAGAGCATGCTGCTAAATGGGTTATCGTTGGTGACAACGGGGACGGCGTTGGTAAGTTGTACGTGTCGAGCGACGATGGTACCACATGGACTGCGGCGCAGGTAAAAGAATTTAAGGCCGGGGTATTCGAGCCAAGTGCGTACACCTCTATCTACTACGATGTAACTACAAGCACTGCCCTAATCACTGGTGCGGATTCTGTTAGCGCTAAGGGTGTGCTTGTGAGCACGTCCGATGGTGTAGTATTCGAGACCCGTGTTAGTGCGGTTGTTAATGTCGGCATGAATCCTCCCGTATCACACTGGGACCCACTCCTGTACGATGTGGCGGGATACCGTGGTGTATGGGTTGCTACTGCCGGACTTAACCACGTGTGGGTATCTATCGACAACGCACGCACTTGGGAATTATCTGTGGGCTCTGAGGGCGGTTATCTCGGCGGAATTAATGAGGTCGGGATGCACTCTGTTGCCGTATCTCCGTACAACTCGCGTGGCCTTGGGCATAAGTGGGTGATTGGCTCTGCATTGATATATCAGAAGTCGAAGTACTACGGTTCACGCGCCTTGGTGTCCATGAGCCTAATGGCTAGTTAAAGTTACAAGCAGCCACCTTCGGGTGGCAGTTCGGAGGATTATGAATAAGTATCTTGACGCAGTAGGAGTGCTCACCCTTGTGGTGCTCATCCCGATCTGCATAGGCACTCTCGGTGCGTTCGCGCTGGGTAAGCTCACGTGGTTGCAGTACAGCCAGTTCTGGCGGGAGCCGATGCTCCTGCTGTTCGGGTTCTGGTTGCACAAGTCAGGCGCTGATGCAGCGCAGAAGGATAAGGTATGAACCTTGGAGCAGACGACTTATTAGCGGCACTGGGCGACCGCCCGGGTGTCCGACAGATAGATGTGGTGTTCACGAACCCAGACGTGGACACAGCGACCGTACCGGAGACGGTGTGGCCTCTGGGTGGGGTAGCCGCCTTGCGCAGCACAGCGGCTGTTCTGGAGCTTGTATCGAGCTCTGCTGCGGATGCCGCGGCTGGCACTGGGGCACGCACGGTGCAGGTGTGGGGATTGGACTCGCTGTACAATGAGCTCATCGAGGTCGTCACGCTCACCGGCACCACGCCTGTGCTCACCTCGGGGCTGTTCCTGCGCGTGAACTCTGTGCAGGTTGTAAGCGCTGGCACCGGGAAGTCTAACGCCGGGAACATCACGATCCGTGACGCCAGCGCCGGTACCACCCGGAGTTACATCGTAGCCGATCAAGGTCGGTCTGAGGTCGGAGTGTTCACCGTTCCGGCTGGGCACACGATGCTCGCCACTGGCTGGACTATCTCCGCTCGGGACAGCGTTGGGAACAAAGCCCTCGCTGACATCGCATTCTTCACAACGGTGAACGGTGTTCGGTCCGTGGACTGGCGCATGTCAATTGACGGAACCATCCCAGCGAACCTCGGGAGTCCGCACGTGTTCCACGAGAAGTCCGACATCGAGGTGATTTGCACCCGGGTGAACACGAACGACTCGTACGTGAGCTTCCATGGGCACGGATTGTTGATCGGACCTAGCACGGGCTTCTGAGTTCTGGCCCGGTGGGAGGGGAGTTCTATATGCACCTAAATTTGGTGCACTCATGCGAGGGCCCCTCCTGACTAATCCGCGTGCGTGCTCCCCCGTGCACCCCTGTGCGTGCGTGCGCGTTCACACTTCCGTGTGCGTGCGCGTGCTTATCGCGAGCGTGCGCGTGTGTGCAATCATCCGTGCGTGCGTGTGTGTGTTCAGTTCTCCGCGTGCCCGCGCTTGCGCGCGTGCGTGCGCGGTATCGCGTGCATGTGTGCATGTGTGTGTGCGTGCGCAGTTCTTCGCGTGTGTGTGTGTGCTCGCGCTATCTGTTTCTTTTCGCTGGCACCTCTCGCGTGCTCTGTCTGTTCCTGTCTGTTCCTGTCTGTTCCTGTCTGTTCCTGTCTGTTCCTCTCGCCACCTCTGGCACCTCTGGATGTTCTCTCTCTGTTCTCTCTCTCTCTCTCTCACATCCTCTCTGTTCTCTCACCTCTCACGATGGCACTCGCGATTTAATGCAGGCTGAGTGCATACCATGGGAAACCATGGGAACCCTTGGAGCTTCCAGACATTGATAGTCTGGGACTGTCTACCCTCTCTCGTGCCTCGTGAATGTATCCATTCTAGGGTGATTCTAAACGAATCTCTTTATAATCAATGAGTTACTGTGAGAATCATTCTCATCTATACAGTGT